AAAATTTTTAAAACAAATTCGTTCAATTATCCGTGAAGAAATTGAATATGCACTTGACAAGAAACTTAACGAGAATCGTCGTAAAGATGATCGAGAAGTTTTATCACATGGTATGAATCTTGTAAAAGAGGTACAACAGGTACCAAAGAAAAAACTACAAACACCAAAAACTGCAAATACAAGTATTCAGTCTCTATTAGAAGAAACACGACGTTCTATGGAAAATAGTATGCGATACGATTCTGATGAAACTACAGAATATAAATTTTCTACAAATGATTTGAACGCATTTTCTCAACCACATGGTGCAATTCCATCTGGTATAAATTCTTCAGATATTGCACCGGAAGTTGCACAAGCTTTAACTCGTGATTATTCGGCGCTAATGGCTAAAATAAACGAAAAAACAGGGAGATAATTAGTGAGCTTCAGAAGAAAAACAATAATACGACCAACTGAACAGGCAGTTGATATGAGGTTTGCCAAACCTATTGGGGTAACTATACCATTTAATAATCCACATGGAATATTTACTCAAAGTTATACAAACCGTGTACAAGTTTTTTCTAATTTAAAAAATTTACTACTAACTGCCCGTGGTGAACGATATATGTTACCTGAATTTGGTACAAATATAAGACTTATATTGTTCGAGAACATCAGTAGTGAAGAAGAATTTGAAACACAACTAAAAAATGAGATTTCTGATGCAATTGGTACGTGGATGCCATATGTTATAATTCAAGAAATAGATGTTAATATAAATATGTCAGAGGATGGTAGAGTAGATAATTCATATCATGCCGTGGGAATAAAACTATTAGTATCTGTCACAAGTACAAACATATATTTACCTATTCAGATATTTATATCAGATACGGGTAATTTGACAATTGAAGAGGCAGTTTATAATGGCTGATTTAGTAAAAAAAGATATACGTTATTTATCAAGAGATTTTGGGTCTCTTAAACAAAATCTTATTGATTTTGCAAAAAATTATTTTCCAAACACATACCAGGATTTTAATGAAACATCTCCGGGTATGATGTTTTTGGAGATGGCGGCATACGTCGGTGATGTACTTTCGTATTATACAGATGTAACATTACAGGAATCCTTAATATTACAATCGTCAGAAAGACAGAACATATTAAATATTGCACAATCTCTTGGTTACAAACCCAAAAATAGCATAGCATCAAGTGTTAAATTAGATGTATTTCAAATTGTCCCGTCAAAAGCTGTAGGTGTAGAATTGGTTCCCGATTATGTATATGCATTTGCGATAGAACCGGGAATGATAATTGGTGCAGATGTCAATAATATAACAACGGAATTTAGAACCATAAATTATTTAGATTTTAAATTCAGTAGTTCTTTAGATCCAACAGAAGTTACACCATATGAAATAAATGACATCACAGGAGAAGTTGAATTTTGGCTATTACGGAAACAAACAAATGCAATTTCTGGTAAGATAGAAAGTCAAACGTTTACATTTACAGATCCAAAACCATATGATAAAGTAAATCTACAAACTGTACCAAATTTGATTGAGATACTTTATGGTATAGATTCTGACGGTAATAAATGGTATCATCTTCCCTATCTCGCACAAGATACTATCTTTGAACCAACACCAAACATATCAAGAAATGACAGACAATTAAGTTCCCATAGAACAGAAACACCGTATCTTTTAAAACTACGTAAAGTTTCAAGAAGATTTATAACAAGACAAACAGGTGATGATGTATTTGAGATACAATTTGGTGCCGGAGTTTCTGATTTGGATGATGAGCTCCTTATACCAAATCCCGATTTAGTTGGTAACTCTTTATCGGGTATTGAAACTTCAACTTCAACTGATATTGATCCATCAAATTTCTTGTATACAAAAACATACGGTTTGGCACCAAATAATACGGACATAACCATATATTACACATTGGGTGGTGGAATAAAAGACAATATACCAAGTGAAACTGTAACAAGAATAGTGACAAAAACACTTTTAATTGATGAAACAGGATTGGATACAGTAACATACAATCAATGTATTGGTAGTTTGGCCGTCACAAATCCAGAACCGGCAACTGGAGGAAAAACACAAGAAGATATAAATGAAATTCGTCAGAACGCTCTTGCTTATTTTGCTTCACAAAATCGTGCTGTAACAAAAGAAGATTACATTATTCGTGCATATAGTTTACCACAAAAATATGGTTCTATTGCAAAGGCATACATAACAAAAGATACTCAACTTACGAGTGATTCTGTATTTAATAGTGATAGAATACAAAATGATTTAGCATTAAACTTTTATGTGCTAGGATTTGACGGTAATGCTAAGTTAACTACTATAAATGATGCAACAAAAGAAAATTTAAAAACATACTTGAACTATCATCGTATGTTAACAGATGCTATAAATATTAAAGATGCCTATATTATAAATATAGGTGTAGAGTTTGATATTATAACAATGCCTGATCAAAATGGTAACCAAGTTATCCTTCGATGTATTGACAGATTAAAAGAATACTTTGATATAAAGAAATGGCAAATAAACCAACCAATTGTTATAAGTAATATTTTTACAGAATTAGACAAGGTAGACGGTGTTCAAACCGTGGTTGATGTAAAGATTACCAATTTACATGATGTAACTATTGGATATTCAAAACATGCATACGATATAACACAGGCAACAAAAGATGGGATAATATTCCCATCTCTCGACCCATCTGTTTTTGAAATAAAGTATTATGATAATGACATAATTGGTAGAGTGAGGGCTTTCGGATGATATATAGCATTTACTCCCAACTTGATTCAACGATATATGAAAAAACAGAATCGTTAAATACAGGAACTGATCAAATTCTTGAACTGTCTCATGTTACAGTTGGTACTTCTTCACGATATAATAGTCGTGTACTTTTAAAGTTTGATTTATCAGATATAGAAAGCAAAGTAAATACCGGTAAAATATCCTCAAATGCAAAATATTATTTGCAGTTGAGATCGGCCGAGGTGACTGAAATACCACAAGAATACACAGTATATGCATACCCAGTTAGTTCTTCATGGAGGAATGGAACTGGTAAATATTTTAATACACCTATTACAACGGATGGTGTTTCTTGGAAATATAATCTTTCAAAACTTAATGGAAGAGAATGGAATATACCCCCAACAGTAACTAGTTTTGAATGGGACTCGATAACAGACACGTGGGTAAATGCAAATTTAATATTTGGTTCTTTAACAGCCGAGGTTACATCTTCGTATTTTACAAACGAAGGTGGTGGCACTTGGTGGGATTTTGATAATGTGGAATGTACACAGTCATTTTCTTTTGAAACATCTGACCTCTATATGGATGTAACAAGTATTGTAAAAAAATGGATAACTGGTTCTGGTGCATTTGATAACGAGGGCTTTATTTTAAAGTTTGATAATGACATAGAATCATCATACGAAACATTAACAAGCCTAAAATTTTTTAGTACAGATAGTAATACAATATATGTCCCTAGACTTCATGTAGTTTGGAATGATTCCACATTCATTACAGGTAGTTTAACGGCGGTTGATGATGAACAACTTGTTTTGAATGTAAAATTAAAAAAATATTATTCTGAAAGTGAAAAAGCAAAAATAAAAATTTATGCTAATCAAAGATATCCACAAAAACAATACACCACACAATCTTATTACACCAAAAATTATTTCTTACCATCAGCATCCTACTATGAAATACGTGATGCCCATACGGATGAAATAATTTTACCATTCAATACTACAGGTTCCAAAATAAGTTGTGATGGTACTAGTAGTTATTTTAATCTTTGGATGGATTCGTTTCAACCTGAAAGATTTTATCGAGTGGTTATAAAAACAGAAACTAATGGTGGAGATAACGTTCAGATATTTGATAATAACTACTACTTCAAGGTTACAAGATGATTACTCTTGCGGAGTTTTTGTATTTAGATAACGTTCAGGAAACACAGGCTAGAACATTACTCGATACATATGCAAATGTAAAATTGGAATCACCATCTGATTTTAGAGATTTCTTTGCAAATGAAAGTATTGCCTTATTAAAAGACACCGTAGATACTAAAACAGAAAAAATATTATTACTTGAAAGATTTAAATCATTTCGTGGATCTGTTGATTACATAAATGTGCGTAAATTTTTAGAGGATCAAGTACGTCTAAATAAAAGACTGAAAGAAATTCAGGAAAAGGGTGGAACAGTTGAAAATGTGTCCAATGTATTGAATGGTATAACACAAGACCCGGTAGACCCATTCTTTAATTTTGTTATTAGAAAAATTCTTACAGGAAGTGAAAACGGAACTTTACCGTCAGAAGAACTACGAACTATACTTGATAAACTAATCAAAGAAAGTTCAAAAGAATACTATGATGAAACTTCAGATTTGGTCAGAGATTCAAATGACAGAATAGAGTCATTTAAAAATATCTTTAAAAATAAAGGAAGAATTCGTATACCAATATTGGATGAACGATTCCTCACATCGGATTTTAGATATATTGT